TCTCTGAAAGCAGGTTATATTGTTCGTATAAATACAAATCAAGGTAATAATGGTACATTTAAGATTGATGACCTGGTTTATCAAGGCGATAACTATCAGACAGCCACAGCCTACGCTAAAGTTTTAGGTTGGAACTCAGCAAATGGTAGACTTGTTATTGGTGGTGCTCAAGGTCAATTCTATACGAATAACAAGATACGAGCAGCCTCAACAAATGCGGCTTATAACATAGCATCATTTGATACCAGCGCCTTGAAACTGGTCAATATTCACATTGAACCTAAACCAAATACAGCTGGTCCTGAAGACGATTATGGTTATGATATCAGAATTACAGAATGGCCTGAAACGGAGTAAATTATGAAAACTCATGAAGCTCTCTCTGAGGCTCTTGGTATAGAACACGAAATTCTACCGCCGGCAAAGTTGCAACAACCGGCGCAAGAAATTGTTGAAACTGTTGCAACCGAGAACCAGATAGACCAGCAAGAAGATTACCGTCTCGCTCGTAAAACCTTTCGTTCACTGATTGATAAAGGTAATAATGCTATGGAGAACCTGACTGACCTTGCTAAGGAGTCAGAAAGCCCAAGAGCCTATGAAGTTCTTGCAACCATGATGAAGACCATCGCCGATACGACGAAAGACCTTTACGATCTTCAGAAGAAGACAAAAGACCTTCAGAAAGAAGACAAGGCCAGACCACAGGACGAACAGCGCATCAATGTTGAGAAGGCTGTTTTTGTTGGTTCGACTGCTGAACTTCTCAAAAAAGTAAAGAACAATGAAGACATATAAGCAGTTTATCAGTAAAAGAGTATTAACGATAGCTGCTATCGCAAAGAAGCACGACTTGCCCGAAAAGTATATTGAAAGGCAGTTGGAGCATGGTATTCGTATTGAACGTGAGCGCATCAAGAAACTTTCGATTGCCAGAAGAGTTGCCATGGCTAATCTGAGTAAAGATCCAGACTACTATAAGAATTTGAAAAAACATGCCAAGATATGAAGGTTATCAAGGTAATCCTAACTTACCTAGAGAAGACTACATACACTCGTTTACTCAACATGAAAGAGACGAGTTCATCAAGTGCGTGAATGATCCTATTTACTTTGCAACCAAGTATATCAAAATCGTCAACGTCGACCACGGTCTCATGCCGTTCAAGATGTGGGACTTTCAGAAAGATATGCTCACAACTTTCCATGAGAACCGCTTCTCTATCTGTAAATTGCCTCGCCAGGTTGGTAAGACAACAACATCAGTAGCCTATCTGCTACATTATATTCTATTCAATGAAATGGCAACTGTAGCCATTCTCGCCAACAAGTCAGCAACAGCCCGTGAAATCATGGGTCGTCTTCAGCTGGCCTTTGAATATTTACCAAGATTCCTTCAGCAAGGTGTCAAAGAATGGAACAAAGGTTCTCTTGAATTGGCCAATGGGTCAAGGTGTATTGCTGACTCCACATCAGGCAGTTCTGTTCGCGGTAAAACATTTAACATCATCTTTCTTGACGAGTTTGCGTTCGTTCCAAACAATATCGCAGAAGCCTTTTTCAATTCGACCTATCCTACGATTTCTTCTGGTAACACAACCAAAGTTATCATTGTATCGACACCAAATGGTCTAAACCTGTTCTATAAGATGTGGACTCTAGCGACCGAGAAAAAGTCGGACTACATTCCAATTGAAATTCACTGGTCGATGGTACCTGGTCGCACACAAGAATGGAAAGAACAAATCATCAGAAACACCTCTGAAGATCAGTTCCGTCAAGAGTTCGAGTGTGAGTTCATCGGTTCGACCAATACACTCATTCATCCAGCTAAGATCAGAACTCTCGTCTTCAAGAACCCTGTGGCCAGAGAGGGTGATATGCAAATCTATGAACAACCTATAGACGGTCGCACTTATGTTATGGTTGCTGACGTTGCAGAGGGTCAAGGTCTTGACTATTCGACTTTCTCTGTTATAGACGTAACCTCTATACCGTATAAGCAGGTGGCTAAATATAGAAACAATAAGATATCACCTCTGCTTTTCCCTACGATTCTCTATACGGCTGCAAAGAAATATAACGAGGCTTTTATATTGGTCGAGATCAATAGCATCGGTCTTCAGGTCGCAGACATTCTACACAATGAACTGGCCTATGATAATCTGATCAGAGTTAGAAACGGTAAAAATAAAGCTGGCCAACAGGCTACACCAGGTTTTACCAAGCAGATGCAGTTTGGTCTCAAGACTTCGGTTCAGACCAAAAAGATCGGTTGTGCTAACCTGAAATCTCTCATTGAGTCTGACAAGTTAATAGTCAATGATGAAGACACGATTATGGAGCTAACAACCTTCTCAGCGCATAAACAGAGCTTTGCAGCCGAAGAAGGTAACAATGACGACCTGGTCATGACGCTTGTGAACTTTGGCTGGTTGACCGCTCAGAAATACTTCAAAGAGTCGGTCAATACAGACATCCGCAAAACACTACAAGAAGAACAATTACAGATTATGGATCAAGATTTGGTGCCATTTGGTATCATAGATAATGGTATAGACAACCGTGGTGAGGTGATAGACGGTGATGTTTGGGTCACCGACCGAGAGAGAATGTATACCTTTGACAATGTAGATTGGGATACCTTGACAAACAAACATAGACTATAAATCTTGATTCCTATAAATAAACCAGACGAAAAGTAATCTTTTCATAAAGGAGAAATACGATGGCATTCCAATTGTCACCAGGTGTAAATGTATCTGAGATTGACCTAACAACTATCGTTCCACAGGTCGGAACTACCACAGGTGGCTTCGTCGGTATCTTCAACTGGGGCCCTGTAGACGAAATCAGAACAATGGCCAATGAACTCGACGTTATAAACACATTCGGTCTTCCAGATGCAAATACCTACGAATCATTCTTTACAGCAGCCAACTTCTTGGCCTATGCTGATAACCTCAAGCTCGTTCGTTCAGTAGGTGCGGCCGCAAGAAACGCAGCTAATACAGGCATTCTTATCAAGAACAGAGATGCCTATGAATCATCATACTCTTCATTGAGTTCAAACACAGGTGGTGGTTATATTTTTGCCGCCAAGTATCCTGGATCACTAGGCAATAGTTTGAAAGTTTCTGTCTGTGCTAACACAGGCGGTTTCTCCACATATACATATGCTTCAAACTACAACGGTGCACCGAATACATCAACATATGTTGCTGGCGTTGGCGGTTCTGGTGATGAAATGCACATCACAGTTGTTGACGAAGACGGTTTCATTTCAGGAACAGCAAATACAGTTCTTGAGCGTTTCGGATACGTTTCAAAAGCCTCTGATGCTGTAAATGAAGATGGTTCATCAAACTACTATGTAAACGTACTAACTGATCAATCAAAGTATGTTTATGCAATCGCACATGCCGCTAATAGTAATTCTGGTGCAACTGGTTCAGGTACCGCCTTCTCCAGTGGTGATGGTGGATCTGTTGTGAACCTTTCATTGACAGGTGGTGTTGATGCAACTCCTGTTACAGCAAACGTTCAAGTTTCTTACGATAAATTCAAGAACGCAGATGAAATTGATGTTTCTCTGATCATCACAGGACCTCACTCAAATGTTGTTTCTAAGCATATTGTTGACAACATTGCTGAAGTTCGTAAAGATTGTGTAGTGTTTATCTCACCAGCTAAGACAGATGTTGTAAATCAGAGTGGTTCAGAAGTAACTAACATCACAAGCACAAGAAATTCATTTAATTCATCTTCTTATGCTTTCTTCGACTCAGGTTGGAAGTATCAGTTTGACAAGTACAACAACGTATATCGTTGGGTACCGCTGAACGGTGATATTGCCGGTCTCTGTGTCCGTACAGATAATCAGCGTGACGCATGGTTCTCACCAGCCGGTTTCAACCGTGGTCAAATCAAGAACGTTGTCAAACTCGCATGGAATCCAACAAAGACAAACCGCGACGATCTATATAAGATTGGCGTAAACTCTGTTGTAACATTCCAAGGTGAAGGAACAGTTCTTTACGGTGATAAGACAATGCTTTCTAAGCCATCAGCTTTTGATCGCATCAACGTTCGTCGCCTGTTTATTGTTCTCGAAAAAGCTATCTCAAGAGCAGCTAAGTATTCTCTGTTCGAGTTTAACGATGAGTTTACTCGCGCACAATTCAAGGCTCTCGTAGAACCTTATCTCCGCGATGTTCAGGGTCGTCGTGGTATTTTTGATTTCAAGGTTGTATGTGATAGCACAAACAATACTCCTGAAGTTATTGATAGAAACGAATTTGTTGGTGACATCTACATTAAGCCAGCAAGAAGCATTAACTTCATCCAACTTAACTTCGTGGCTGTTCGCACCGGCGTAGCCTTCGAAGAAATAGTTGGCCGTTTCTAAGATAAATACAGAGATAAAGGAGTAATCGAAAATGGCTTTTAATGTCAACCAATTTAGATCACAGCTAACAGGTGACGGTGCTCGCCCTAATCTGTTTGAGTGTACACTTACTTTTCCTATCCTAGCATCATCAGGAGGCGCAACGTCTCCTGGTGCTGTTCAAGACAACGTGAGCTTAACTGAAAAGTTTACATTCATGGCTCGCGCTGCACAACTTCCTGGTTCAACAGTCAACCAGATTCCTGTAAATTACTTCGGTCGTGAACTGAAGTTCTCAGGCAACAGAACTTTCCCAGAGTGGACAGTGACAATCATCAACGACGAAGATTTCCGCCTGCGCGATGCCTTCGAAAAGTGGATGCACGGTCTCAACTCACACGTTACAAACACCAGAGGCGTTTCATTTGGTAATGCCCTTGGTTATCAGCAAGACGGTCTTGTCACTCAGTATGGTAAGAGTGGTGAAATTATTAAAGAATATACTTTCGTAGGTATGTTCCCAATCGACGTTTCACCAATCGAACTTGATTGGGGTGCTAATGATACTATTGAAGAGTATGCTGTAACGTTTGCCTACCAGTGGTGGGAAAGCAATACAACTGAACGCGCCTTTAGAAACTTCTAATATATACAGTGGTAGGGGGATTTTTCTCCCTACTTCTTTTCACGGAGTAATTTTTTTATGGTCCAAATTTTTGGCTTTGAGATAAACCGTAAGTCTAAGCAGGCTGAGCAGGAAGAACAAAGTAAAACATTCGCAATACCACAGAATGATGATGGTGCAGTTACGATCCAATCTGGTTCGTATTATGGCACTTATGTCGATCTTGATGGTGTTGTTCGTAACGAGATTGAACTTATCACTCGTTATCGTGAAATGTCGATGCAGCCTGAACTTGAAAGCGCGATTGATGATATCGTCAACGAGGCCATTGTCAACGATGATAATGGTAAAGGCGTTGAAATCAATACGGATGATCTCAAGCAACCAGACCAAATCAAAAAGAAAATTAGAGAGGAGTTTGAGTTTATTCTCAAGCTCCTGAACTTCGGTAATATGGGTCATGACCTATTCCGTCGCTGGTATATCGACGGCAGATTGTTCTATCATGTCATCATTGACGATCAAAGACCTGCTCTTGGTATTCAAGAGTTGCGCTACATTGATCCTCGTCGTATTCGCAAAATCCGTGAAATTCAAAAGACAAAAGACTCCAAGACAGGTATGGAGATTATTCGTAGACAAAACGAATACTATCTGTACAACGAACGTGGTGTTGTAGGTGCCCATTCAAATCTTGGCGCTAAGATTGCTGTAGATGCGGTCGTTAACGTCAACTCAGGCCTCATGGATGCAAAGAGAGCAATGGTTCTCTCATATCTACATAAGGCTATTAAGCCTCTCAATCAGCTTCGTATGGTTGAAGATGCTACAGTTATCTATCGTCTTTCTCGCGCACCTGAACGCCGTGTATTTTATGTTGATGTTGGTAACATGCCAACAATTAAGGCTGAGCAGTATCTCAAAGATATCATGACCAAGTATAGGAATAAATTGGTCTATGATAGCAGCACGGGAGAAATAAAAGATGATCGTAAGCACCTTTCTATGTTGGAAGACTTCTGGCTGCCTCGCCGTGAGGGTAGTAAAGGGACGGAAATATCAACTCTTCCTGGTGGTATGAACCTTGGTGAATTAGAAGATGTCAAGTACTTTGAAAAGAAACTATACAAGGCTCTTGGTGTTCCTGTATCAAGACTTGAACAGCAGCAAGGTTTTTCACTAGGCCGTTCTGCTGAAATTACCAGAGATGAACTTAAATTTAACAAGTTTGTACAGCGTCTTCGCAATAAGTTCGCTACACTCTTTGATGATCTTCTGCGTGTTCAACTAGTACTCAAGAAAATTTGTACAGAAGAAGAGTGGAGAGAGTTTAAAGAAGACGTTTGGTATGATTTCAAGAAAGATAATAACTTCAACGAGCTAAAAGAAGCCGAGTTGATGACCAATCGTATAGGTCTTCTTCAATTGGTTGATCCATATGTTGGTCGTTATTATTCTGTAGAATGGGTTCGTAAAAACGTTCTTCAACAAACAGACGATGATATTGCTGAGATTGACGAACAGATTTCAAGAGAGCAACCACCTCCTACAGATGTAGGTGCGGTGGATGCTATGGGTAATCCAATTCAACCACAAATGTCCACAGCACAAGCTGCGGCTCAAGGTGGTGCACCACAAATGCAACAAGCGCCTATGCCTCAGCAAGGTCAAGTTGCCCAGCAACCAATGGAAGAAGATCAAAAACCTTCTAAATTTGAGTTGCAACCAAATGAATTGGAGCTTATGTAATGAAGAAGTTCAACCAGTATCTTTATGAAGATTTAGGGGCAGCCCTAGTTGAACCATCTTCCATGGCGGCCGCAGAGGCCAAAAAACTAAGATTACAATACGTTGGATTTGGTCGTTATGAAGACCCAAATACTCAACAGATTACACATATCGTACAGAACGATAGATTAGTTCCTTTTAACAAGGCTATAAAGAGCAACACATATAAACAATCAAGTCAAGATGATTACGGCAATTATGTAAAGCAGTTCGCACCTGATATCGAACAGAATCAGTCTTACATGGTCGATTACTATAGACCAGAATATTATGATGAGAATGAACTCGGTGCGGTTGAATCTTATACCGGCACGGACTTTTTTGACATCAATCAAAAACTATATGAACTACCAACAGGTATCAGAGCAGATCAAATACAACCAGAATATGATGGTGATCCAATACCATCTCAGGTTGCAGCATTAGACTCTGCACTGAATAAGATGAAGACCGATCATGAGTTTCTATCTTATGTTGGTTTAGGTACGGAGTATGATATTACTAGCTTTGTGCCAGGTTCAACAATGAGATTTAAAGGATATCGTTCAACCACGATCAATCCTAACATTGCTCTAAACTATAACAGCCGTGTCAATAAGACTGTCAGCAGACAACAGACTGTTATGTTACAAATAAAGATACCAAAAGGTTCTAAAGGTATGTTTGTTGAAGACTTCTCAGCAAACCCAGGAGAATCAGAGTTTCTTCTACCTCGCGGTAGCAAAGTAAAGGTTGTCGGTGGCCCAAACAAACTGGTAGGTAGTAATGCTTATACAGGAAGTGCTGGTCTAGAAGTACTTTATTTTGATTGTGTCCTTGTAAAATAAATATAGTTAGTTTCTAAAAGGAGCATAAAATGAACAACGTAAAGAAAGCGATTGAAAACATTCGCGAAAAGAAGCTTGAGCAGATGAAAGAAAACTTCAATGCCGCTCTCACCTCAAAGGCTGTAGAGAAGCTAGAAGAAAAGAAAATTGAGATCGCCAAGAACTATTTCACAAAGAAGTAACATGTCATGAAAAAGATTGAACAGATCAGAAATAGATATGATATTATCACAGAAAAGCAAGATGCGGACATCCGTAAACTTGATGCTCTTGCTCGTTCTGGTTTGTTCGAATCAAAAAAACTTCCTGTTCTGAAAAGAGCTTTAGAAAAAGAACCTGAAAAGATGACTATTGCCGAGCGCAAGGTTGTTGTTGAACTTCTAGATTCACTGATATCTGAAACCGTTCATAATCAAACACTCAATGAGGCTAGAAGAGAACCAAATACATCTGGTCAATATCTTACTAAGTATGACCCTCGTTTTGATAACTCGGCTGCCGTTTCTGAACGTGATCTTCCTACAATCATTATTCTAAAGCGTAAAGGCATCAGAGTATTCGGAAGCAATCAGAAGATTGGTCTGTATTACTCACAATATCTAGATCGTTATATTTCTATACCTTTTGGTACGGGCGTGCCTTCAATAAATGAAGCAGTCGATTATCAAAAAGCTTATCAAGACTATGTAAAAGATTATGGTGATGGTGAAGATGATAAGAAGAAGATGCCAAAATCACCTGAAGATTTGAAAAAGTTTGTTTTACAAAAAGCAGGTGAAGGTAAGATTAGAGCAAAGCACTATTCCGTCTTCAGTAAGAATGATGGTGCTGAAAGAAAAGAACTTAAAAAGGCCTCTAATCAGTACCTCAAAGACAAATTTTTCAGTGGTCAAATAACTGCTCTTGATGCTTTGTCTGCAAAAGCTGGCATCGCACTAGGTGCTGCTGTCAGAAGAGGTGTAACTGAACCTCTCAGAGACAAGATTAGACAGATTAGAGGTAAGACTAAGACTGCTGAACCTACAGTGCCAGAACCACAAGCTGCCCCTAAGGCCGTTTCTGCACCAAAAACACTTACAAAGAAACAACAAGACGTAAAAGCAGATGTGTCGGTAAGAATGGCTTCGGCTAAGAAGAGCGCACAAAAAGCTAAAGATACTTCTGTGCCTGAAAAGACCAGAAAGATGGCAGCCAATCGGGCTAGAAAAGTAGCCACTTATGCTCAGATTGATAAGCGTAAGGCTGGTTTGATGGAAAAGATTGCTGAGGTTAAAGCAAGAAATCAACAATTGAATGAACTAGCACCTCTTGCCATTGCGGCCGCCCCTGCTGTCATAGCCGGCGCAAGAGTGGCTGGTCCTATGTTGGCTAAAGTTTTGGCTAGAGCACCTAAAAAGGCACCGCCTGCTAAACCTGTTGAAGTTCCTCCAGTAAAAACTCCTCCTGCTAAACCAGTAGAGACACCGCCAGCGAAGCCAGTGGAAACTCCGCCTGCGAAGCCAGTAGAGACACCGCCTTCACCACCTGCAAAGCCAGTGGAAACACCACCCGCTAAACCAGTAGAAACACCAGCAGCACCGGCTAAACCAGCTGAAGCTCCTTCGGTGACTAACAGACCAGCAGAAGTTCCAGCACCTAAAACAAACACACCAAAACCTAGTGAAAAAGCACCAGCTCCTAAAGGTGGTGCTCCAGCTGCACCTAAAAAACCAGGTCGATTAGGTGGACTTGGTAGACGTTTAGGTCTAGGTTTAGGTGCAGCAATTCTAGGCGGTGGTTCGGATGATAAGTCAGATAAGTCAGATCCTGCAAAGTATCTTGATCCTGCAAAATTTGGTTTAAAGATAACAACAAGCAAACCAGAAGCTCAAGTAACCACAGGTGTAGATAAGAGACAGGCTAATCTATACAGAAAAGCCCTTGAGACACCTGTGAGTGAAGAAAAAGAAGAGGCCAAAGCTCGTCTTAAACCAGCAGCATTCTCAATGAAAGTCACCACTTCTGCACCAAAATCTAAGGTTAGAACTGGTGTAGAAGCTCGTATGCAAAAATATGAGAGAGACTACTACAATCAACAAAACGAAAGCATTCTGAAGTCAATGAAAAATATGATCTCAGAAAATATTACGGAAATGCAGCTAAATATAGGTGAAAGCCCTGTTACAATAAATAATACTATAGCTCAGAAAATTGTTTCCGTACACGAATCATTGAGTAAAGAAAACAAGAGACAAATGGAAAAGATGCTCGGTGAGAGCGTTGAATCATTCAAAAAGATCGTCAATTTCGCAGTAAGGCAGTAAGATGGCTAACGTAATTAAAGAACAAAAGATCATAGACAATAACAAGAGAGCCCTCATCAAGTATGTGGCCACTCTTGATACTGCGACAGCAAACACTATGCTGGTTGACGCCTCACAACTTAGATTTGCTTTGAATGCAAACAGCCAAATCATGGCATCTAATACTCACATTAGATCAACTTATAGAACAACAATCAAGCGCATCTTCGGTACTGCAAAAGCCAATGCCTATTTCAAGATACTCTGGCAAGGTGCTAATACAGCCGACATCATAACAATCAATTCTGGTAGCTTCGACTATGATTTCCAGAGTATGGGTGATGGTGCTACTATTTCAAATAATGATACTGGTACATCAAACGGAAATATTTTAATCACTGTTGTCACACCATCTTCTGCTGATGCTCTCACACTCTTTATCGACCTTCGTAAAGATGGTAGAGACTATGATTCAGGTCAGACAGCCGACCCTGTGGCTTTTAACAAGGGAGCTGCGCTCTTCGGATGAATTTAGTTGAGGCTATAAACAATAAATTTTACAGAATAGCAGAAGAGATTCTGAAAGAAGAACTTCACGAAATCGTTTCATCGAAGTTACATGAATCGAAAAAACGTATTGCAGCCGACATGTCTGGTAAGATGTACAAGCAGACAGAGCGTATGCGCCGTCTTCGTATGGATGTTTTAGAAAATAATAAAGCTGAAGAACCAAAAGTTACACAAGGAACAGAACAAGAAGTACCTGAGTGTTGGTCTGGTTATAGACAAGAAGGTATGAAGAAAAAAGGTGACCGTATGGTTCCTAACTGTGTTAAAGAAGAAGATGAACCAGGTGATGAGAGTTCAATGGCTCGTTCAGAACTTTCTGCTATTACCAGAGATGCTAAAACAATTATGTCTAAGATAAAAGGCAACAAAGAACTTGAAGCTTGGACACAATCAAAGATTACAAAGTCAGCTGACTATCTAAACGCTGTTGCAGATTATATGTCAGAAGAAGAACTACACGAAGCTCGTATTGCTATCGTCAAGGCTCGTATTCGCGGTGGTAAGATTCAACGCCGCAAGAAAGTTTCAAATGTTCCTGGTTTTACAATTCGTGGTGGCCAGTTAACTCGTATGTCAGCCGCAGAACGTAGACGCCGTAAACTAGGCGCAAGAAAAGCGGCTCGTAAAGCAAAAACAAAGAAGACACAGATGCTTCGTAAGCGCAGAATGTCTCTTATGAAAAGACAAAGATTAGGAATCTAACAATGAAACTCATTGCAGAAGAAGTAGTAGACGTAAAGTATCTCGTTGAAGAGAAGAACGGTAAGAAAGAACACTATATCAGCGGCATCTTTATGCAAGCTGAGAAGAAGAACCGTAATGGTCGTGTTTATCCAAAAGACGTTCTCTTCAAAGAGGTCAATCGCTACAATACAGAATATGTTAACAAGAACAGAGCTTTTGGTGAGCTAGGTCATCCTGACTCACCAACAATCAACTTGGATCGTGTATCACACATGATTACAAGTCTTCACCCAGATGGCACCAATATCATTGGTAAAGCCAAAATTATGGATACTCCTAATGGTAAAATTGTGAAAAGCCTACTAGACGGAGGAGCAAGCTTAGGTGTGTCAACAAGAGGCGTAGGGTCTCTTCGACCACACAATGGTTATCAACTTGTTCAAGATGACTTCCACCTTGCTACAGCGGCAGACATTGTAGCAGACCCATCAGCACCAGATGCTTTCGTAAGAGGTATCATGGAAGGTAAGGAATGGATTCTTGATGGTACAGGTTGGAAAGAAGTCGATTACTACAAAGCGAAAAAATTGATTAAAGAAGCTAGTAGGAACGAAATTGAAGATGTTGCTTTGAAAGTATTTTCAAATTTCATCTCAAAGTTGTAAGTTATATAAATAATACTAAGACAAAAGGAGTAGTCCATAATGGGTAAGTCACTTACAGAAGTAGCAAAGCAGATCATCTCTGAAGGTTCAGCCGTTGGCGGTTATCCTTCAGTTGATCCAATGGGTGCTGGTCATCCAGATCGTGATGCTCGCGCTATGAATCCAAACAGAGCTACACTACGCCCTAATTCAAAGGGTGCAGAAGCTCCATTCTCAAATCCAGGTGCAATGTCTGCTAAGACAGGTTTCGAAACCATTGCAGACGCACCAAAGGCTCCAGGCGAAGGCAGCAACGTTGGTGCAGCCGCTTCTGGTGGTCAGAAGAAAGATACAACAATCAAGGGTGCAAATGCTGGTGGCGATTCAAAGCCATTTGCTAACCCAGGTGCAAATTCACCTAAAGAAGTAATGGAAGAAGACGCTGAAGTTGAAGGTGAAGTTGTTGCTGAGGCTACAATCGAAGAACAGATTGAAGCCTACATTGAACAACTTGTAGCAGAAGGCCATGACGAAGATACAATCGCTGAGGCTGTTGCTCAATATTTCGGTGACTATCTTGGTGAAGAAGTAGCTGAAGAAGAAGTTTCATATCAGATTGATATGTCAGAAGCTATCGAAGCCCTTTTTGCTGGCGAAGAATTGTCAGAAGAGTTCAAAGATAAGGCTAAGACAATCTTTGAAGCTGCTGTTATCGAAAGAATTAACGCAGAAATCAAGACAATCGAAGAAGCCTATGCTGAAACTCTCGAAGAACAAATTGAGCAGATTCAAGAAGAACTTTCTTCAAACGTTGATGATTACCTCAACTACGTTGTTGAGCAGTGGGTTCAAGAAAATGAAGTTGCTGTTGAAGCAGGTCTTCGCACTGAACTTACAGAAGAGTTCATTTCCGGTCTTCGCAACCTATTCGCAGAACACTATATCGACATTCCAGAAGATAAGGTTTCTGTAGTAGAAGAAATGGGTGCTAAGGTTGCTGAACTTGAAAGCAAGCTCAATGAAGAAATCGACCGCAATGTTCAGTTGAATAAGGTAATCAACGAATCAAAGCAAGTTGAAGTTCTTTCATATGCTTGCGAAGGTCTGACTGCAACTCAGGCTGAAAAGCTAAAGTCACTTTCTGAAGGTATTGAGTTCACATCTGTTGAAGAATACTCACAGAAGATTAACATTCTGAGAGAAAGCTATTTCAATGCACCTGTAAGCAATGATCAGGTACTTGACAAGGTTGAATCAACAGACGATGGTAAGGGCATGATTGCTGAAGAAAACAGCCGTATGGCCGCTTATGCAAGAACTCTGGGTAGAAAACTTCCTAATTAATAGGAATTACTAAATAGTAATACAAGTAAGATTTCAAAGGAGAAATACAAAATGTATCTTACAGAACAACTAGAAAACAAGTGGTCACCAGTTCTCGACCACGAAGGTCTTCCAAAGATCAAGGACTCCTATCGTCGTGCCGTTACAGCTATGGTTCTTGAGAACCAAGAAAAGGCAATGGCAGAAGAGTCTCGCGTACTTAACGAAGCAGCTCCAACAAACTCAGGTTTTGGTTCAGCTGGTTCATATGTTCAGGGTTACGATCCAATCCTGATCTCACTCGTTCGTCGCGCTCTTCCAAACCTGATCGCATACGACATCTGCGGCGTTCAGCCAATGTCAGGTCCAACAGGCCTGATCTTCGCAATGCGTTCACGTTATAAGACACAGAACGGTACAGAAGCTCTGTTCAACGAAGCTAACACAGCTTTCGCTGGTACAAACGCTGGCGGTACAGGTGGTAACGTATCTGGCAACTATGCTAATACAAACCCAGTTTATGCTCTTGGTACATCAGACACCTACGGTGTTGGTACAGGCATGACAACAGCCGTTGCTGAAGCTCTCGGCGATGGTACTTCAGGCAATGCCTTTGCTGAAATGGCCTTCTCAATCGACAAGGTTACAGTTACAGCTAAGTCACGCGCTCTGAAGGCAGAATACACAATGGAACTCGCTCAGGATCTTAAGGCTGTTCACGGTCTTGATGCTGAAACAGAACTTGCTAACATTCTGTCAACAGAAATTCTTGCTGAAATCAACCGTGAAGTTGTTCGCACAATCTATCGTTCAGCAACAGCTGGCGCTCAGTATGGTGTAACAACTGCTGGTACTTTCGACCTTGACACAGACTCAAACGGTCGTTGGTCAGTTGAAAAGTTTAAGGGTCTTGTATTCCAGATCGAACGTGAAGCTAATGCTATCGCCCGTGCAACTCGTCGCGGTAAGGGTAACACCCTCATCGTTTCTTCAGACGTTGCATCAGCTCTTGCAATGGCTGGCGTTCTCGACTACACACCTGCTCTTCAGGCTAACCTGAACGTTGACGATACAGGCAACACCTTCGCTGGTCTGCTTCATGGTCGTATCAAGGTTTACATTGATCCATACTTCGGTGGTTCTTCAAACGGCGACGAACTCTGCACAGTTGGTTATAAGGGTA